CACCAACTTGTTACGTTCGATGAAGCCTTTTAGAAGGTCAGTGATGTTGCGGATGTCTTCAAATTCGGTGAAATCGTTATATGACTTACCGTTAATGTCAGTGATTTCATTCACAGTGAGTTGGGTAATATCAACAGCGGTAAATTCAGAACCCGGAACACCGTAACTGTCAGGATGAGCTTCAAAATCAAAGCTAACGTTTAAACGGAAGCTATCTAATTTGATGACAGCAACGCCAGAATGTTTACCTGTGATTTTCGCGGTTAAAACACCGTAAGTACTTGGTTGAGTTTTAGGTGTAAAAAGAGTAGGTGCTTCTTTTGTTTGGAAAGCTGGCTGCAATTGGCAAGCAACTAAAGAACCACCAGAGATTGCAAGAGCAGCCATGCTGACAAATGCAAATGAGTTGAAAGGGGTAGCTTTTACGTTCATAATTGATCTCGCATATAGCAAAGCACATCGGACCTGGGGAGGGGCGGTGTACTTTTTTGTTATCTGGTGAAAATTATTAAACCTTAGATTTAATTTTGATGCAATAGATATTTAAACCTAAGATTGAATTTATTTTAAATTTTAGATTTAATAGACAAAAGAAAACCCACCGTGGTGGTGGGTTGGTCGCTGATTTAACCTGACAAAGGTATTTTTATGAAATTAGATCAGATACTAAATATGCAAATGTTTATTAGCATGGTAACAATACTTGTGAATATTGCCATTTGGTTCACATTTTAAAGAGAGTTCTTATGTGTGAAATAAAGTTGACGAGAGCTGGTCTGTTAATTAGCTTAATACCTCTAATCACCTCAATTGCTTTACTTGTTAAGAGGGTGCTACTGGTGGATATGTCATGAAAATCAAAAACAAACGTATAGTAAATTTTGTGCTTAGTTTTATCTCAATGTGCTCTGTTATCGTTACTCTCATTTTAGTATTGCAACAACACCAGTGACTGCAGCAATTAAGGCCAGCAGCACCCCAACATAAGCAGTCCAATGCGGTTTGCTGGATTTTTTAATCTGTCTTGATGTCAATTCATAGCTTATAGCTTGTAGAAGTGGTGCTGGGATAATTCCGCTTCGGCCTTCACCGCTTAAAAGCATCATTAACTCGTCATCTGAAAGTTGCTTGATTTCTTCTAGCGTTAATTTAACTTTGGGAGGCCTATATTTTTTAGCGGAATCAGGAATAACTACTTTAGGTATCTTATACATATATTCTCTACCGATATGGTTTAAAGCACTGTGTCGGGTCACGGTTTCAATTAAACAAAAAGCTGAATCCGCTTAAATTCTTTATTAGCCTCAATATGACTTCTATAAAATTTATCTTTATCTTCTGAATCAACAAACTCTTTGAATGTGGTTGCTTCAAGAAGTCTGTAAATAAACCTTTCACCTGTTCTAAGCACTACCGTCAACAAGAAGTGTTGATAAAGAACATGGCTGATATTACGGGAGTTAACTTCAATTTTTTGCATATTGTGGATTCCACTTCATTTCCTAATATTCCTCCAACCCTAAACTAATCTTTTTTATTAAATTTCCTGCTGCCCTGAAAACTCAATTCTTGAAATGAAATCAATAGGCAAGGCCAGCTTTTCACCAACAATAGTTTCGAAGTGAATCCATATACCTGCAGCTTCATTTTCAAAATTCACACTGATTATCTTTACTAAGTTGTAAGGCTCCGCAGCCCCCATCATGATGATATTGAAGCGGTGATCTTCACGAACATAAGAAATAAGCATCTGATGAATTGCCATTTGTTCAGTGCTTGTTAGATGCCTGTATTCGTAAAGTTCTGGTGGCATATATTTTTTATTCATTACGAATCTTACCTCATCAACTTCTTCTTATTTACCTTTTCAAGTGCTGTACTTTTCTAGAAAATCATCAACCCAGCCTTGCGCTTGCTCCAAATTACTTATATCTGATAGTTTTAAATTAGTACCTTCAGCTTCATTAAATCCTTCGATTATAGCCTCAAAGATATTTGCTTCATTAATGACCTCACATGCCATTTCAGTAGCGTCATAACTTTGCTTGGCTTTTTTAAGTGAGGCTATTTGTTTTTCAATACCTTCGCCAATTTTACCTAATGCTAATTTGAACTCTTGGCGATTAATCGTTAGCGCAGTTTTGGATTTATTAAGTGTTGCGATCATAATACCCTCTTTTCTTTAAAAATTAATTACTTAGCTCGCCTAAATTTCACCATCATAAGAATGAGAAACATATTTACCAATGATGCCAATATGCTCCAAGTCTTGCGGCTCAACGATCTCTCTTTCATAGCTAGGATTATCACTATCAATAATCAAGGCTCCGTCATATCTACGAGATAATCTTTTGATTTTTAGTTCATCACCATACCTGATTGCATACACCTTTCTGTTCTGAACTTGCTCTAGTCTATTAACAGACTTGTCGATAATTACAACGCTGCCGCTTGGTATCCTTGGTTCCATACTGTCACCATCAACATCCACTTCTACAAGATTTTTAGGTGAAACTTTTTTCTTATGAAACCACTCCATGCGTTGTGCGCATCCCGTCATCCTGGTTGTTGGCTCAAATTCAACCAGTCGGCCATTACCTGCGGAAAACTTGACGTCTACATGCGGAATAATCATAAAAGAATTAGGATCGAGGTCATCCGGTGCTTCCCATGCCATAACTGGCCTATATGCATCAGCATTCTCAGGATTGTCAGCCAACTCGATCATTGATCCAGAACCATCTAGCAACCATACGGCACTTACTCCAG